CAATGCTGTTGGATTTTAAAGGCGTTCAATATGCAAATGATGAATTGTATAATGAAGTTGCAACTGCAATTTCTAAAGGAAGTATTGTGGGTTGGTATCAAGGCAGATCCGAAAGTGGTAACAGAGCATTGGGAAATAGAAGCATATTGGCTGATCCAAGAAATCCTAAAATAAAAGATATCATTAACAAAACAATTAAAAAACGTGAGGACTTCAGACCATTTGCTCCTAGTGTGTTGGAAGAACACTATCAAGAATATTTTGATACTAATCAACCAAGTCCATACATGAGCAGAATTATGCCTGTGAAGTCTGATAAGATTCCAGGAGTCACACACGTGGATAATACTGCAAGAATACAAACTGTAAACAAAGAATTTAATTATAAATTTTATAAACTGATTGAAGCATTTTACAACATCACTGGAATACCTATGCTGTTAAATACTAGTTTTAATTGTCAAGAACCTATGGTGGAAACTCCGGAGGATGCTTTTAATACTTTTAATAAAACTGATTTAGATATGTTGGTAATAAATGATTGGATAATGCGTAAATGACAGAAGAAGAATTTTTAAAAAAATTAAAAGATAAAAAAATATGGTGGTGCCCTTTACCATGGACTCATATTTTTTCTAGCCTTAGTGGCAGGTTTGCACCTTGCTATGATGCACTAGCACCCACGGGTCATAATATGAAAAATACTAAAATAAGAGAATGGTACACTTCAGATTATCAAAATAAATTAAGAGCAGAAATGCTGAAAGAAAACTATGATGGTAAGTTTTTTGATCATCATTGTACAGGGTGTAGAAAACACGAAAAATTATATGGTCGTTCGGACAGACAAAAATATGTTGAGCAAGTCCTAGCAGGAACATTTGACAATAAGGTTCCTGAATTATTAAGAGCAGTTTTGAAGTTTCAGAAAGAAGGAAAGATTGACTTAGATGAAAGAATACTAGATATAAAAATGAAAATGTTTGGCAATGCTTGTAATTTAGATTGTTATATGTGTACACCTAGAAGTGCTAACACGAGAACTATATCTCTTAAAAAAATAGGAAAAGTTTTTGACCCTGATTTAGATCCTAAAGATGGCGAAAGAATGAACACAATGAAACACGACGAAGATCAATATTTAGATGACGTGGCTTCTGTGGCAAAATATACAAGATCAATCAAACTTATCGGTGGGGAACCTTTAGTAATGAAAAATCATTATAGATTATTAGACAAGTTAGTGCAGTCTGGTCACTCAAAAGGCATTGGTCTAATATACAAGACTAATCTATCAGTGTTTAAAATGGAAGGATACGATTTCAGAAATTACTTTGGAAAATTTAATGAGTTTGTAATGAAAATTTCTATTGATAGTTATGGAAAGTATAACGATTATATCAGAAAAAAATCTGACTGGCCACAATTAATTGAAAATATGATGGTTATGAAATCAAGGAAAGATAGTAGAGTGAATGTACACAGTGTAGTTTCTTTTTTAAGTGTGATGCACATATGGAAACTACAAGAATTTTTACAATCTTTAAACATTCCGCACACATATTATATTATTCAACATCCTGCTATACTACAGGTTAAGAACTTGCCATATGAAATTAAACAAAGTCTAATACCAAAGTACAAAAATTATCCGAACATTGTAAAAGCATTAGAGGCCGAACAAGACAAAACTGAATTTAAAAAGACAATAGAATACTGTCAAGCATTGGATCGCAATCACAATAACTATAAATTATTTGAACTCTATCCAGAACTGGAAAAATACTACAATGAGTAAAACATTCGAAACACTTGAAAAAAGAGGTCACGTTAGAAGATACAGCGACAAAGTGCCTCCTAAAGAATTGATTGATAAAGCATTATGGCAGGCTTGGAAGACTTCTCCTTCAAAAAATAATGCAATGGCATACAAAGTTTTTGTGTTTGGTCCTGAACAAACAGCAATAAAAGAAAAAATATGGAATTTGTGTGTAAAAAATAATGCAAGGACTGAAAATGATGCAGTGGATCGAGGAGAGAATCATATTAGACGAGGCACACAGGCTAACCCTTACTATGAACACATAAGATTAAATCCATATTTGTTTGCTATACACAGCCAACCACGGGAACCAAATGATTGGTATAAAGCCAGAGTAAAACAAGGTATGTTTTTTGATCAGGCTTGGCCTCATCACATTGACAAAATAGTTGATAGTGTCGCAACGGAAGTTGGTTTATTCTGTGCTAACCTATCAATTTATTTGTTAGAAAAAAATATTGATGTATCTTACAACAACTGTTTCATTAGAGATTTCAAACAGTGGCAAGACATAGGATTGAATTACACAGACTATAGATGTATTTTTCTCATGTCCGCAGGATATGCCGGAGAATATAGAAGAGATAGTTTAAAAAAGACTTCGCCAGCATCATGGCACAAAGACGTGAAACCAGAATTTGAGGAAATTATAAAATGGATTTAAATTTATTAAGAAACATGATGAAAGAAGTTAGAGAAAATAAAGACTTCTTGGACAGCATGAGTCCTAATCAGTTTCTATCCAAAACAGCATTGGTTAAACATATCACTAACTTGGATATTTTAAACAAAGACTCACACATAGTAATATGGGGCAGTTGGTACGGTAGTATTCTCGTGCCTGCCCTATATGATAAAGTGGGAAAGATCACCTGCATAGATATGGATCCAAAAGTAATCAGCATTGCAAAACATAGAATATTTGAAGATTATGATGTAGAATGGATCACAGATGATATATTCAACAACTGGCGTGATTGGTATAAAAATGTAGATTTGTTCATAAACACTTCTTGCGAACACATGAAGTCAATGAAAGAATGGGGACCTGCACCACAGTATAAAAATCCTTGGTGGACTAGAGTAAAGCCAAACTGCCATTTTGCATTTCAATCTAATAATATGTTTAGTATAGAAGATCACACTAACTGTGTCAACAGCAATGAAGAATTTAAAAATCAATTGCCTGCTAATGCGGAAGTGCTTATTGAATCAGAAATAAAAGAAGAGCGAGGAACTCGCTTCATGTTGATAGGAAAAATTATCTCTTAAAACGTCTTGGTGTATTCACATACACCTGTTTGAACCATTTGCTTTGTTGTGGCTCTAAAGGTTGCACCCCTATATTGACTCCAATATCTATTAGTGCTTCGCTGTATGTTTTCATTTTTTCTTGTATGTTGGTATCTGCTTCATTCTTTTCCCACATACTATTCAATTCTTTAAAATCTCTAGTGATATTAGTGTCCCAGTCGGTACACATTGTTAAGTAAGAACCTTGTCTCGCTCCATAACAACTCCACCAACCATTTTCTACATCAGTGCCTACATTCATCCAAATTAATAATTTTTGTAAATTTTTGTGCCATATGTCAGTATTGATGTTTGCAACTTTTTTACCTCTACTTAAACTCATCTTTACACCTTCTCTAAAACCTGCTCTCCACGCCTGGGAAGGGGTAGAATTTATTATGCTAGTAGAATAGCAATCATTTAATTGATAATATTTGTCAAAGTAACAAAATTCAATTTGTGTTTCGTCAGAGCCGTCTGAATTTTCATGTGTTTTCATGTTTCGAACAAAATCTTTGGTCCACATTTTTAAACTGCCATTGCCATATTTTAAACCATTTACATTTATGTTGCCGCACCAACTAAACTGATAATCGTCATCAAGACCCATTGCAGTTGTGTCTAATTCTACATTCATAAACTTAGGGTCAACAATAGTATCTCCATCCACAGTGATAAAATGTTTTGTGTCGGACAATTCAGCACAGGCTTTATGAGCCGCATCTGTACCATCTACTCCATGCACACGTTTTGCCCAAGGTATAATTCTTTTCAAATTAGCATAATTTTTTTCTGCATTTTGCTCATCGTAACTTAGAAATACAAAATCCTGCTCTGCTACTTTTATTATATTACGCGAAATCATTTTTAAATTTATCTTCTAACCATTTGTAGTTGTTAATTAAATTCATTTTATCTGTATTTTTATTTAATTCTCCAAACTGTCTGCCTGCCTTGGCTCCGGCTATTGCATATTGACCAAATGGTCTATCTGCGCCTTTAGTACACCAGGTATTCAATCTTTCTTCTGTTTCAGCATCAACTTGCCTATCTATTACTTTTGCACTTAATTTTGCACATTCTCTAAAGCCACTACGCCAAGCACTATATTCATCTATGTTAAATTCTGCTACGTTGCTCACAGATGGTATTACTTTAAATTTGTCACTGATGCTGGTGCTCATGTCTATTGTTGTTAAATCCATGTGTCTAGTTAATAAAGTAGGAAATAATTTTACTCCACCATATCCATATTCTAAATCATTTACAGGATTACGACTGTGCCACACGTGAACAACATCTAAATTGTATTTGTCTACTTTATAATCGAACTCAAACTCAGGAACAAGCATAGCATCTGCATCTACAACATACATCATTTCTGTTAATGCAATTTCAGATGCTTGTTGATGTGCTTGATGTATTCCTTGTACTCCACTTATCCTATGAACGTGAGGCGCTTTTTGTTTGCATAATTCATAGTTTTTTTCTGCATTAGGTTCTTTTACGTCTATAAAAAACACATCATACATGACTGTACTCCAACAATTTTCTACAATAAATTGTGTAACTGTCTTTTCCAATTCCTAAAGCGACCGTGATAGACTTCTCACACAAATCATAAAGATTTAAATTAATTGTTTTGTATAAAATACTGTGATCATTTTTTTTGCAAACAAAAAATCTATGTATACTATCTTTTTTAAAAGTGTCTTTAATTATTTTTTGCATTGGCGCAGTTGCACTAATACTTAATTCCGTACCTCGATGCTCAAATAGTATTTTTGCATCTGAATTGTTTATTTTAATTTTGTAAAAACTTTTATTAATTGTGTGTCTCTCATTTTTGGTTTGTACAGTTGGTGTAATTTTTACAGTGTTTATATAATTGTATTTTCCATCTTCAAAAATTACTTTGTAAAATGTCATATTATCATTACCTGAATTTATATCTTGTGCTAAAGAATCAGGGATAGCAATAGAACTGTCTTGTTTATTGACACTCATGCTGTTAACCATGCCAGTATCTACATCAAAATGGAAATACCATTGATGTTGTATTTTGTCTACGCCAAACTGTAAGTCTTTTCTTTCCATAAATTTTGTATTATTTCTTTAAGTTCATTGGTTAAAAAATTATCTTGCACATAATGAAGCAGTTGTTTCTGTACCACATTATTAATTTTAATATTCAATTTGTTATCGTATGCAACAGGAATATCTTGCAACCAATTTTCCTCCACATTCCAGTTTTGCAATTTGGTTTTCATGTGCGTAAAGGTTAAATTAGGACTTGCTATTTTATTATTGTGTTTCATTATTTTACAAGTAATTGCTGTAGATACATCTAAACTGCACCACTGTTGTATATGTTCTATACAATATTTCCTTGCGTAGGCTTTGTAATTTTGCATCACCTCCGATAACACAGCGAAAAAATTATCATTGTATTTTGTTTTTTTAAAATAAAACATTCCGCAATATATGTTTGGCAAATTATTTTTTATAAAGGTTTTTCTATACAGGATATTTGTTTTGGCTTTTTCGCCTAAATAATTTTTTACTTCATTTGTAAAATATAAGTCTGTGTTACCTAATATGTTCCACCAATAATCAATACTATCTAAACATAACATATCACTATCCAACACAATAGTTTCAGCATATGGACTTGCTTCATATATCTTGTGTCTATTTTGTATTTTCCAATCTTGTGTATCTGCTTCATCTGTGCCAGGAATTCCAATTATCTTATCAAAATATTTGCGTTGCTCAGATGTTAACACACAATTAGTCATTAATGTAACGTTGTTAATCTTATTAAAAATTTTTATACTCTGCGACAGTGCTATTGCTTGACTTAGATAGTCTTTTTGTTCACCCGCTTGTACAAATATTAGATAACCTTTATTCATGTTCTTTTATTATCCTGTCTAAAGCAAATTTATTCATAACGTGCATATTAACATTTTTTATATTACATCTAAAAAAAGTGCCATCGTCTTTGGGTAAAGCAAATTCCCATTGCCTTGATTTGTAGGACAACACTTTATCTTTATCTGTTACATAAAATAGTTTTATTGGGAGACTTCGGTCATTTGGTCTCGCTGTGAAATTATTCATCATATGCATAGCAATGGTAAAAGCATAATCATTTCTATATTTTGTTTCAACAATGTTATATGCAAATCTGTAAAATTCATAATTTTTGTTTATGTGTTTTAGTAGTTCAAAAAAATCACTTGTCCATTTGGTTTTTTTAAAATAAAAGCAAGTTGCCCAATACATTTTAATAAAATTATTCATGTATTCAATACGTAAATCTTTTCTGTGTTGCGAGTTAACGTATATGGATTCATTATTAATTAAAAAATCTTTATTACTTTCAAAGCATTTCAATAGATTGTTATTATCAACAATTAAATCTGTATCCATCACAATAGTTTCTTTGAAAGGCGTAAGATCAAAACTGTTGATCCTACTATGATTATCCCATGTGACTTCTTTGTAATCATCACCATCTAAAAATTTTCTTTTTTGTTTTGTGTTTGTGGGGTCAACTCTTATTACGTGTGAAAAATGTCTTCCTTCAGGATATTTTTTCACTCCTGTAGTTTCGGAAGTAATTAATGCCACAGGAAGATTTAAATGTTTTTTTATTCGTTCAGCACAAAATATGGCTTGGGCAACATAGTTAATTGGAGCGGTACCGTGTGCATGAAGTAATACACCTTTATCATGCATCTAAATTTCCTCTTTGCTGTATTAATTTTGTGTACTCACTTTCATAGGTTCCTAATGCTTCTTGATACTTGGTAGACAATTTCATTAAAAAGTTTTCTGGATCTGCTACCTTGAAAGGTGTTTTAAAGTCATCCAATAATATAATTGTTTGTCTATTCAAATCCGCATAACTTTTTACAGTTGCAATTAGTGTTGGAGTGACTGTGATTTGATGTCCGTGAAAATAAAAAATACTGTCTTCTTCAAATCGTCTCAGCAGTATTTCTTTTTGGTTTTCTATTACAGACAGTTTATCTGCGTGGTCAAGTATTTTTGATATTTTAGATTCCATAGTTTTGCAAGTATTATAGCAAAATTTTTGGTGTCAGTCAATGAATTAGAGTGTGCTTCCTGTTGCTATTGTGAATGCTGGGTCTGGACCAACAACGTTGTTGACTGCTCGTTGATATTGTATAGATGCTGTTAATGTACCATTTACATCCTCGTCTTGTGCCGCGCCTGAACCTGTTTGGTCACCAGCGTCTTCATCATTGAGTATAACTCTCACGTAAAGATTAGAAGTAGATGTTTTTTGGACTACAATGTAATAATCATTTTCGGCATATACTCCCGAACCACCACCATTCATTTGACTGTACACTGTGTAATTTTGTCCTATGTTAAAATCGAACCAACCTTGAGCAGTTGTTGTTCCTTCAGTACCGCTTTTTGTTGTTTCATTATAATTGATTGTAATTGTTCCTGCTGTTCCTAAAATGTTGTTTTTCCAGTCATTTGTTTTAGAACCACTACCACCTGTGATAGAAGTTGCAATTTTTAAAGTTCCACCTGAATTAAAAAAGTGTCTTGCTTCTGCTTCACTTGTGAAACTCATGTTGAATCTGTGTTCTATTGTACCATTCCAATTTGATGTTCTTGATTTTGTTACTGAGGAATTAAATTGTTGTAAACTTGTTACATCCGCAGTTAATCTGTTTGCTGTAATGTTTGAAGCCAATGCTTCATATTGATCCCAACCTTTAAAATTAGTTGTATCGTTTTCAAAAATTAGTTCTCCAGCAACAACTTCTTGTAATTGACCTGCTGTTGGATCTCCACCGTTTTGGTGTCTGTATGCTGTTCTTATGTCAGCAAACAAATTATTAATATCATTGGCTTGTACTAGATCGCCAACGCTTACTTGTTGGCTGGCTAAATTTTGACCATAGCCTGAGTTAGCAGTTCCATTTCCAACAACTGCATCTACAGTTGCTCTCAAATTGTTAAATCTTGTTGCTGTTATTATTGCCATTGTATTCTTCTTCTATTGAAATATTTATAATTTAAGCATTACCTCGATATTTTTTATGGCAACATCTTCATTTGATTCTAGTGCAAAGCCTACCAAATTTTCTCCATCAGTTGATGCTGTTCCGTCTACCGAAGCATAAACTTTGTCACCTTTTTTAACTGAACCAATTACTTTAACAGGCACACGTCCTACCAAAGCAATAGATTGACCGTCTGCATCTTTGTTCATTAAAAATGCTGGATTTTCTGAAATTACTCCTAATGGTTGTCCATTTTCATCACAAGCAGTCATTTCTGCGGAACCTGATGTGTTAATAGTCATTACAGTTCCAACTTCGTATTTTTTATCTGTAGAATATTTTTCTGCCAAGTCTGCATAGTTGGCTTGTGAAGCAATACCGTTGAATACCACTGCTGAAATGTTTCCTGCTGAATCACGCAATGGAGTTGTGTTTGCAACTGGACCTGTGTTACCAGCATACGTTGTTCCACCTGCTAGTATACCTGTTGATGTATCTGCATTACCTTTGAATGCAGTGGCGTGCATTTCGTCCCATTTATTTGTTGCTGTACCTACAGTTCTTACTCCAACTGTGCTTGGTTCGAAACCTTCACTTGTTATTCTTGCAATTTCAGTTACTGGTCCTGAAGCATTTACTTTGAAAACAATCTCGTCACCAATTTCGTTCCCAACGTGTACTTCATTGTCATTTTGTATATCAACTCTTAAATCTCCATCGTCACCTAGTAAAAATCCTGAATCTGAAAATCTTGCTAAACCTTGGAACACACTTCCGCCTGAAGTTAAAAATTCTGATGGAAGTTTGCCACCAAATCTTAATGAGTTAGAAGCAGTACCATGGTATTGATGATCTGTTGAAGTAATACCGTTTGTTGCGTTTTGTGTATTTTTTAAAGTTAAACCTTTTCTAATTACATCAAAACCTGTAATAACGTTGGCAGGATCTGCCGTTGATACTGTAAATTCGTTTTGTGAAATAACATATATTACTTCATCATTTACAACTGCTTCAATAATTAATTGACTTGCACTTGTTGTATCAATAATTGTTCTACTTCTTAATTGAGTAACAGAATCACCAACTCCTTGTGGACCAATTAATGTAAATGAACTTCCATTGTATGCGTATAATTGTTCATTAGAAGTGTCCCACCAAAAGTCACCTGTTACTAAACCTGAAGGTTGCGTTGCTGAAACTTCTGCACCACCTGTTGTTTTAAATTTTGTACCGTCGTAAAACTTTAATTTGTTTGATCCTGCATCAAACCATAGTTGACCACTTACTGGTCTTGCTGGACTGTTAGAACTGGCAAATGATTCTAGTAAGTGTAAGAAGTTTTCGTTCTGAATTTCACCGTAACCAGCATAATTTTTACCTACAAAACGTAGGCTGGTTGTCTGGTCTATTGTACCATCACTTACTGTGGATAATAAAGTTCCATCAAATTTGTTAATTGTATATGCCATATAATTGTTCTCTCCTTGTATTTATAACAAATTAATACGGAGTTGTAGGTGTAATTTCCTTATCAAACGCCCACTTTGTTACTCCATCATTACTATCAACTACAACGCCAAATTGTAATAACTTTCTCACAGGTGTCATTGACATTGAACCTGCTAGATTATTAAATCCTAAACTTTCCACAACTGATTTGTTTGAATTACCTAGCACAGGCACTCTTTCTATTGTACCACTGTTAGGAGTGTAATTGTTTATTAAATTCACTGCAGATGTGTCTAAATTAATAGTTAATGCAACAAATCCTGGAGGACTTAATAATTCTGCACTTACTATTGTAAATGTTGAGTTCAAGTTTGTGTTGTTACCAGCACCGTCATTGATCGCATCAACATTGGCTCCTGATATTGTCACAACTTCACCTGCTTCATAACCGTGAGCACTTGCACACACTATTTTAGTGTCTGATCCTAATTCAATAGATGCAATGGTTTGTGGATTAGCACTAATTGTTCTATCAACTGCAATAGTATTTGTATCAATTGCTGTGTCTAAATCTGCACTTGCTATTGTTACACCACCACCTGCTGAAAAATCTGTTGTTTGTACTCTAGCAAGTGTGCCTAATGCTCTTGGTGGAATTGAACTAGTACCTAATGCACTTGTATCTATTGATCCTTGTCCAGCACCTGCTCCTCTTGAATATCCTGCAACTGGGAATAAATCTTGTAAAATATCTGCAATACCTTGATAGTTGCTACCCAAGTCTTTGTTGCCTAAACTTGATATATCTAATTGTAAACCAAGCACGGCTTTGCTGTCAACATAACCTTTGGTTGCCGCATCTGAAGAAGCAGATGGTTCGCCGAGACCTGTTATTCTTGCACTGCTTTGTATTTCAATTACATTAGTGTTTGCACCTAAACCTAAATTACCAGATGTTGTTGATATTATTTGATTGTCTACAGTTAAATTATCAACTGCTAAACTTGTCAACACACCTAAGTTTTGCAAACTTGAATTTACAACATTAGTTCCTAGTGTGTCTCCAGATAAAACATCATCCGCTCCCACTTTGAATGCTTTGCCTGTTGCAACACCCATGTTGATGTTTGATTCCCATCTCTCAGTGGCAACATTTGCATTGTATGAATATGTGAAAGTTTTGTGGTTAGTTGATGTGGATAATAATTCAAAACCACCACCATTTATGCCTGCGTCATCTAACACAGGTGCATTTAATTCATCAACACTTAATCCTATTGTTTTGTCTTTAACACGTAACTCGTCTACTTCTATTGCTGTTTGGTTTCCTTCAACAGTTAAGTTTCCTGAAATTCTTACATCTCCAGCAACATCTAAATTAGCAGTTGGATTATCTTTCCATACACCAACATAACTTTGACTTGCATCAACGTGTAATGCTGTTTGTATTACACCCTGTCTGTCTGTTTTAAATTTAATATCACCGTTTGTTAAATTGTTTCTGATTGTTAATACACCAGATTCAACTTTGAACGATCCATCACCACTTGCACCAACTGTTATACCACCATTGTTTTGGACAGTAAGTGATCCTTGTGTAATATCATCAACGTCATCTCTTAAAAAACTAGATGCATTTACTGTTTGATTATTGATTATTAATGCTTCTGCTTTTGTGGCAGTACCAACATACTTAAATGTATCATCTATTGCATTAAATCCTTTTTGTAGTGTTGCAGTTGGATTTGCATTTGTAACGAATGCAGTTAGTAAGTCTCTATCACTTGTTGCTGGTGTAAACAAGACATTAGAATATGCACCTGCTACTTGACCTTGCACATAGAACATTATCACTGTTCTTGTTTGGTTTTGTGTGTCTAACACACTTATACATTCAAAACCTGATTTGCCTTGTTCTTTTGTGTAAACAGGTCCTGCTAATATAGGATTTCCTGTTCCATCAAAGAAATATAATTGTTGTCTTGTGGTATCAATCCATAAATCTCCTGCAACTGCATTTGGAGTTTGTGGTGACAAAGTTGTACCACCACTGCTTGTGAATTGACTGCCATTGTAAATTTTTAATTTGTTTTCAGATGTGTCATACCATAATTGACCTCTGATTGGATTTGCAGGTTCGTCTGAACTTGAAAAGTTTTCTAAAAGTTTAATAAAGTTTTCATTTAAAAATTCACCAAAGCCACTATAATTTCTTCCTATAAGTGTTAAGTCACTACTTGTATTATCAACTGTGCCGTCAACTAGGTCAGTTAATATAGTTCCGTCTGTCTTGTTAAGTTTATATGACATATTATGACGTTGCTCCTGCGTAGATTATGTAATTTAATGTTAAAAAAGGATCCATTACGTTGAATGGTTGACCTTTTGTCCCTGCTACACTACCTGAACTTGCCAATGCCTGTGCTGTGTTTATACCAGTAGGACCATTGAACTGAATTACTTCAGGATCCGTAGGCGCATCTGCAATATTTCTAATTACATAAAATTGATCTTGATTGTCTGCTCTTAAATCATGTTCGTGATCTGGTAATTGTTCTTTAGCAATAGTTTTTTCTTCCGAACCACCAAATCCACCCAATGCATCTGCGACTGTATCAGCAACAACATTAGCACTTGTACCACCCATGTTGTCTTTACCAGTAACTTGTCTACCTCTTAAATCAGGCAATTTGAAAACTGCTGTTGAAGATGGAGTTCCATACTGCAATCCTATAATGCCATATAGTGTTGCATAAGTGGATCTATTAACTTCTTGTCCATCACACAACAACCAACCTGTTGGAGCGTTAGCACCTGCAAACGCTATTACCGAACCAACTGGAGGTGTTGGAACTGTGCTTAAAATATTTTGTACAGTAGTTCTAAATAGTCCAGTTGTACCTTCTGTTCTGTTTATTAAAACTTCATCTGTGTTTTGTGAAGTGCCTGTGCTTTGTTTGTTTGAAATGAATGCATTAGATATTGAAGTTGTAAAACTTTTTACAAGATCACCTGTGCCGTCAAACGTAAATCCAGTTGCAGAAACATCTCCTGTCATTTGGAAAGTGGTTGCACTTGTCAATTGATTAGCCTGAGTGGCTACACCGTTCAAACTTCCTGATACGTTTCCATTGAAAGAACCATAAAATTGGTTTCCATAAACATTTAAGAATTTTTTATTTGTTGAACCTATGTCATGTGTTAAATTATCATTTGGCATGATAGCATCAACAGATAAATTTCCGCCAACATTTACATTTTCGCCAACTGTTAAACTTTTTGATATCCCAACACCACCAATTGTTGTGATAGCACCTGTGCCAACACTAGTTGAATCTGTTGAATTGTCAACAATAACTTTACCATTAGACGAATCTAATCCTGTTGTTTTAAGATTTCCTAAAACTTCCAATGCTTCTGTTGGTGCAGTTGTATTAATACCAACTTTTTGTGTTGCATCTATTCTCATTACAGTTCTGCTTACACCACTGTCATTAACTTTGAAGTCGATATTAGAACCTGCTGTTTGATGACTTAGAACACCTGCTTGACCTTCAACACTTAATTTAAGTGTGCCACTTAATCCTACTTCAACTCCAGCATTGTTTTTAATTTTAAGTCCAAAGTCTGATGAACTTGTTGTATCTGATCTTAAAAAGTTGTTTGCCGCTATGGTTTGATTTCCTACAACTAATGCATCGGCTTTTTCCGCAGTACCGTACATTTTAGGAATGCCGTCACCTTCAACATCTGTTAAACTTAAATTAACTCCTGGTTGAAGTGTGCTGAATCCTGCTATGTTGGACTTAGGTGTGAATGACTCACTTGCAATAATGGCAATAACTTTTCCCGCAACTTGTATTTTAACAATTGAATGAGTAACATCATCTGTGCCTGCAATTGATTCTGGCTTGGTTCCGCTAGATAATCCTGTACTAAACTCAGGACCTACAAGTATCCAACCCGAACCTGTAAACAAATAAAGTTGTTGATTGCCTGTGTCTACCCAAAGATCACCTGCTGTACTTTCTGCTGACCCAGGTTGATTACCACCTTTTTTCAATCCACCGCTTGATACCCAGTTAGTACCATCATATACTTTAAGTTGATTAATACCTGGAGTTATGTCATACCATAATTGACCTTCTATAGGTCTCTGTGGAGCAGAATTTTTTGCAAAATTTTCTAATAAATGTAAAAAGTTTTCACCTATTACTTGTCCGTAGTTGTTTGAATTTTTTCCTGGAAATTGTAGTGATGTTTCTTGGTTAGGAACACTGCCATCTTCAACAGTAATAGCCTGTTTGTTAATTGTATCACTAAAATTTATTGTATATGGCATCTATACTACTCTCCAAGTAAACCAGATAAACTTTGTATTCTCACTGTATAATCTATTTGAATTAATCTGTTTAATGATTTTTGCACAGGATGGAATATTACATGAGTTAATAAATTCCCAGTGCCTTGATCATTGTAACTTACTAAACCTAATTCGTCAAACACATAATTTCCTTCTGTGTTGGTTGCATTGTCTACTGCATCTTGACCATTTGGTTCACCATAATCCAACAAACAAGTAACTAAAACATCTGTATAGTTTGTGCCACTCAAATGTCTTGTTTCTATTTTGTTTCTTTGTGGATCTAGATTTGAAACTGATCTATCATCTACAATTTTGCTGTAGGTTTGATTGTAAAGACTTGCATTTGTACCAGTGCTGTTTGGAGTCAAATAAGTGATTATTCCAGTCGGGTCAATGGATGTACCACCGTTACCAAAAGCCATAGAACTAATGAATCCTTTGCCTTCGTTTGCTATGCTTTGAGCCAATGCTATACTCATATTTTCATAGTGAATAGCATTGCGTTTGTTCACATACACTTTGCCCGATTCAGGATCATGTATCTTGATATGACCTTGTATGCTTACGCCGTTTTTATCTCTGATTTGTGTCATAATAAATGTTTTCTCCTTGTATTTATTGCGGCAAAGTCACTTCTTTTTCTCGTAAGAAATTTCCTATGCGATTATCTGTTTGAGATAGTGTTTTTGTTGTATTTTCGTCAATAATTTCGTTCCAAACTCTACCAACACGTCTAATTACCGTGATTTTAGTACCAGTTGGTATATTTGTGGTATCAGTTATAGTAAATGTTGACTCATTTGTATTGATATTGGTCACAGAGTATTCTGCTGGAAGTGTTATATCCGCATCTGGACTGTCTAAATCCTTGGTCACATCAAAGGATTGTATGCTGTTTTTACGCATTCTAACTCCACCAACAAACAATTCAAACTCATTCGTGCTTTTTGCCGCCCAACCTAGTTCAAAAGTAGCATTGTTACCATCATATGTGTATACCTGAGTTATTGTTTGGTCTTTGTATGGCACAGTTTGATGAGCACTTTGGTCAAATACTTCAGAATTAATCTGATATGTGTCTTTTATACCAGTGCCTTTTGTACCTCTTCTTAACTGGCTTACTTTATTGTCCTGGTCTATTCTATAATATTCAATTCTTTCACCTTCAATAAACAACACACCTGGCTCCAGTGTTCTTAAGTTAGGTGTTGCCAGTCCTTCTGTAGTGTTTAAACTGATTTCTTTATCATAATAATTTAATGTTGCCGCAAGGTAATAACGTCTATCATCTCCTAAACGTCTAAATGTTGTTGCGTTTGTCATATCTTTAAATTGTCTAAAGCCAAATTTAGTTACAAACTGAGGCGATGAGAAATGGAACAAATCAATTTGATCATTTGCATTTATCTGTGTGCCAATCTTAACAAACATTTGATCATTTGTAACTTTGTAATCAACACTTGGTGCTAATTTTACTCCATTAACATAGACCCAAACATATTGAGCATCGCTGGCTGGTCGTCTTAATCTAATTCTTCCATTTTGAAGTTGGTTAAAAACAAAATAATCTTCAGTGTTTGCCGTTATTGATTGTCTTGCAACGACATCAAAATTCATACGTTCAATTTTTTGCACATCGTGGTTACTAAATTGTGTTACAATAATTTTTTGTCCTTGTGCAGGAGCAACATCTAGCAACAAATTACCATTTGAATCAATAGTGTAATCGCCATCTGACAAGACAAATACTTTTAGTAGGTCACCTGCAACGCCTATACCAGTTTGTAATCTAACAGAACTATTTCCTGCGTCCCATACAAACTCATTACTTGCTAATTCTACATTGTTTAAAAATACTTTCACATCAGTTGCACTTGCTGATCCTGGCGGTTGTTGCCAATTAGGCAATTCGTACTCTAATAAGTTGCTTACTGTGAATTCAAAACTAAATCCTGGATTTAAAACTAAACCATTCACCTCAACAATAGTATTATGTCCTAAAGGTGTTGCATTAAATGGCGTCTGACTTAATGCATAAGTTGTTGAACTGCCGTCTGCTGTCAATGTTTCATGTGTTACTTCACTAAATGTTTTACTTGTACTTGCATACACCACAAAAGACACAACATCATTACTTGCTGGTGCTGTATTAAATCTTATTACAACACGTTTATCTGCACTGTAATTTTCATTACTTTCAAAAGTTGTAAAGTCTGTTGTTCTAACACCATTCACTGTGACGTAAAGACTTAAATCTGCAGAATAAGTTGCTCTCGTTAAGAAATCAATAGTGCAGTCATCACCTGTAAGTGTGTCTATGTCTAAAATTTTCTCACCATTGTTACCCATTGTAACGTAATTTATTTTTGTGCCATCTGCAGGAGCACTTGCAAAAACTATTTTTTTGTTTTGGAAATCAACAGTGTAATCATTTCTATCTATCATTGCATTGTTTACAGTTACGAATACTGCATCTATGCTTTGTGGAAAATCTTGGAAAGCATATTCAGTAGTCGTTCCGTCACCAACATGATTGTAACTTGATATTTTAGAACCTGATTCACCGCCTCTGTCATAAACTTGTATATCCAAAGTATCAAACACGTGTCCTGGTACAAGTTCTTCAGGACCTTTGCTTGTTGTTGGAGTAATAAATCCATCACCGTCAACATTTATGTCTTCTGCTTTTGTTCCTGATGCTGTTGTGTAACTTAGATTACCACCTTCTATCAAAGTATCGTATGCTGTTGGGTCAGCCAAGAAACTTCCATCACTTGTTGACTTACGTACTTCAAACTTATCGTTATCTACCACTGGCACACCTAATGCTAACAAGTCAACTATCTGCTGTTGACCATCACCGGTAATACTAGTCATAATTGCGTTGCTGTTTAAAATTGGCGTAGAACCATCTGATGGATAATTTGGATCATCTATACGCACACCATTTCTGTAAACATTATAAACAACACCTTGTTCTAACGGTTTGCTTAATTGTAATGCTGTTGTACTTCCATCAACTGTAAAAATTTCATCTTCAAATGTTTCATCAAATACATCAAATGCTCCGTCCATGTAAGGTTTAGCAAGATACCCTGATGCGTTTACAAAATCTAAACTTGTAATTTCTACTCCACCGTAATCTATACCATCAACTAATTGTGCTAATTGTTTGCCAGGCATTCCATCAGTTGGTGAATAGAACAATTGGATTCTGTCAAATGCTTGTAATTTGCTAGGGTCAATTTGATAATCAATTTGCACAGGTAAACCTACTGCTATTGCACTTTCAAAAGTGACTCTGCCTTTGAATCTTTCATATGAACTTGTGATATCTTTTTTATTGGTAATAGTAAATTCTGTATCCAACAATTCTATATTGTCTACTTTAACTTTCGTTTTACCATTTGTAAGATCCATAGGCCATTTTAAATCATAATTTACTTGTCCAGTTCCGCCTGTAAAGGTCGCAGTTTTTTGTAAAACTGTATTTGTTGACGTTTCATCTGTAAACACTCTTGATGTTCTATCAAATTTACTTGTGATATGTGTAGACTTGACTAAAGACTCACCTAGCACTGCATACAATCTAGCAGTTGTGCCGTCAGCATTAAAATTAGCAACCGTGATTGTTGGACTAGACAAATATCCACTTCCTGATGTAAGCACATCTATTCTTTTGATTACTCCGGCACGAACCACTGCTTTTGCAGTTGCACCTGTACCACCACCGCCTGATATAGTGATTTCAGGATCTAAACCATAACCAGACCCACCATCAGCAACTGTGATTGCTGTTACTTTAAATCCAACATTATCTTTCCAATGTTTATCTGGATATGTGTCATCTACATTACCAACAAGTTGATTATCAGTTACCGAAACTCTTATAGGATTTATTTTTTTATCACTATCGTATTTTGGTGCAAGATCAAAGTCAGTTGTTTGCATATCTGCAGGGTCAATTTTTTCATACGTGCTGACATATTCTCTGATTTTAGTTTTATATGGTTTAACTTCTTTGATGTAATCTTCATAATTTGCAAGATTATCATTATTGAAAGAAACTTTTTGTTTTAAGTCACCTACATTGTGTTTTGCTTTCACAAAACTTGTTTTCATTGCAAAATCTGTAATTTTGTTTTCGCTCAATGCATAACGTAGACTGCTAAAGAATAATTTGTTGTATTCAACTTTTAAATCTTCAATAAACAAATTGTCTCTTATTGTTTCAATTATAATTCTAGTTTCTTTAGTTGGTATTGCATCATAGAATAATGTGTCATAACCTGTACTTTCATAACCCAACGTGTTACTAAAATCATACAAATTATTTTTTAATTGTATTGTTCCATTTTGCTTTCCAATAGTTTTAAAGTTTTGTGTGTAATCATCAGTTACATTATCAGCAGTTTTTTCTAATAATAACCAACCACCAGAACCTACAGTTTGTATTTTTACAACGTCACCAATTGCACAGTCTAATCCTAATAATTCATATGACTGTAATACACTGAAGTCTATTGCTGTAAATTGATTGTATCCTGTTGCATACCAGTCAGCATATTCCCAATACAATTGAACGTTTATGCTTTGAGTTAATGTTTTGTTCCAGTCATTTCCATTGTATTCGTATACTGCCCATTTTCCGCCTAGTGTTGAATCACTTGAAACTAATACTGAATAATTTCTTACTTCTGCTGTGGTAGTTTGTGTGTAACCAGTGCCTTGTTTTAACACAGTGGCACTTGCTATTTCGCCTTTAGTGTTGATTGTTACACCAATTACTGCACCTGTACCTTTACCAATAATGTTTACTGCTGGCACTGTTTTATATCCAGCACCTTTGTCAACTATTGTAACACCTGTAATTTTAGAATTTGTAATTGTAAGTTGTAAATTTGCTTGACGTAAATTAGCAACACCTATAAAATTCAAATCATCTACACTGTCTACCACTTGATCAATCAATGCTGAATTCAATGTAGGTGCAGTTTCTAATTGAAGCAGTGGACTTATTTCTTTTGTATCTACAATTAAATTTTCTAAGAACACACTGTTGACTCTTTCAACATATTGCTTCAATGCTTCTATTCTATTTTTAAACCAACTTTGAATTGGACGTAAACTTGTACCATATCTAACTTTTTCATTTAAATTGATGTCTGGAACGTAATTTCCAAATGTATCACTTCCAACAAGACTGTTGATCCAACTCAATTCTAAATCCTTGTTAGGCACACTGTTTTCGTCATTTTCAGTTATTATCTGATATTCTGTGTGAATGTTGATATCTGTTTTAGGTATTGTCCAATATCTTACATTCAATATTGTATTGGCTTCATCTAATAAGTCATTACAATTTACTAATCCAAATTTGTTTGGTCCATAGAATTGTATAAATTTAATTCCTTGTTGTTTAGGATTTTCTATAATTTTTGCAATTTTTTCTGCACTTAATTTTCTACTTTCTAAAGCAGGTGCTTCTGCTTTATTTTTGACCCAGAAATAGTACACAGGCACTTTGCTTTGAGCAACACTATCATATCTATTGTATGACACATAAGCATTATCACCATCTTTACTTGTTCCTGATATACCTAGCGAACTACCACTTGCTGATTGTGAAAGTTGATCATATTGGCTTGGACGATATATGCTTTCAGTCCATTCATACACGTCAATTGTTGATCCTGTAAACAACATATTTGCATTGTTGT